AACGTGCTTGATGTACTTGTTGGTGAAAATACCTGTAGACGCCTGAGAAGAAGTTTCAGTAACAACCCCAGTTGTCGAGGCAATATTTATAACCTTGAAGCCATTCTCCGAACGAACAGCTCCATTAAAAGTCGAATTAGACATTGTCCTTATTCTCCTTACGAGAGATTTGCCCTAGAGTCTTCGTAAGCGTCTGCTGGGCCAGTCGCTAGGGCTAATAAAATCCCAGATAACAGGGGGAGGGACGGCGTCCCTCCCCCTTCTTGTCTTATGAAGCGCCTGGAGAACCAAACACACCAAGCGGATCGGAAACGCCAAACGAATAACGCTCGCGGGCTTTATACCGCACGTTACCAGTGTTGAAATCTCCATCCATCGAAGTGTTCATCGGCGCTCTTTCGAAGTGCTTCAGACCATTCGGAACATCGGTGATCATCATCCACGCATTGGTATCCGTGAGATAATGGTTAACCCGATAACCTTCAGGAATCGTTCCATTATTCCTGATGGCATTGATGTCGTTGTCCGCAGTCGCTGGACGCAGATCGCTATCCAGAATACGGGTTGCCACAAACATCAAATCTGGCGGAACAATCAACCGACGCGGACGAGCCGCAATCAGAAGACCACGTTGATCCGTCCACTTGGCAATCTGAATGACAGCCGCCTCAAGGGAGGTCTCATTCAAATCCGCAGCCGTGGAAGGCGTGTTGGAGTTCGTGCCACCAGACACGAGGGGATGCGCGGTGTTGAAAAGCGTTACACCATCACCAGAACTGTATGACCCAGAGGGCATACCGTTATTCAGCGGATTAGCAGCTTTAACCTGCTTGGTGTACGCCATTGCACGAGCCAGCGCCTTGGTATAACGAGCGCTGAGGCTGTCATAGAGGTTATCCTCCATTGCTTCCTCAGTGATCGCAAAACCCATTGCGATGGTTTCGTGGCTATACCGTGCGGTATAACTCTCCTGCGCGTTGTCATACGAGATTGCGGAACCCTCGTTTTTGACGGGGGCCGCGTCGAAACCACTCAAGGCAACTTCTTCCTCGAAGCTACGCTCGGATGATTCCGTCTCGTACAGTTCCTTATGCTCGTCTTCATACTTAGCATACTCCATGCCAAAGAGAGCATTCAGACCCGGCAAGAGTTCTTTCAGCATTTGCGCTCTTGAAATAGCCATTGCTCAAATACCTCCTATATGCCGGTCGTATCTTGCCATTGATGAGAAGCGCAGGAGTCGCCGGTAGCGTCTCCACCAGAATTGAACTTGCAGAGAACATCCGTGTAGGTGTCCCCGACAGAACTATTCGGGCCATCAACAAAGCCAATGATAAGAACAGGTAAGGTCTTAGTCGTCGCTATCGTAGAAGAATCGATAGCATTCTTACTATGACCAATTGAAGTTGAACCAGCCGTTTGAACAACCGCGACATTGTTACCAAGAGCAGTTTGAGCGAGAGTTGCATCTCCCTGCGCCTGAAAAACAACATTCGGGTCATCAACGACATACGCTTTGATATCAGTTGCAGTCGTGGAGGCTGTCCACATCTGAGAGTATGTCGGCTGATTTGAATTGGGATCAGTATAACTGCACCCAACAAAAATCCCCACGGGAGTCATAGTCGTCGTGCCGGTGTCTTTTTCAACAGTACCAGCCGCGACAACTTTGACCACATCCCCGTAGAAGATAGAGGTTCCATATGAATTAGTCACCTTCATGTGGCGAATTGAATTACTCCAACTTCCACCACCAAGAAGACCAACTGGACGGAACCCGTGTGGCGTTGCGCTTGTTGCCATATCGTTTTCCTCTTAAAGGATTGAGTTAAAACCAAACAGGAGTATTACTTGGGTTTCATACCCCCGCCGAAGGACACCTGTGTGCGAGACTCATTGAGTTTTGGCATACGAGGATCGTTGTCCCTCATAAAGTTTTGATCGACAGATTCCGTTTGTCTCCTTGCCAACTCGGCATAATACGCCTGCCTACCGCGAACATTTTCTATGCTTGTTTTGCACAAAAGAAGACCGCCAACCTCAACATTGCCCTCAAAGGTAGTTCCCCTATCAGAGGCAATCATTAATTCTGGATGGTCTTCTGCTCGCACCGGCTCCCACCCTTCACGAAAACGCTTGGATACGTTTACCGCATCCTGCGTCCCCATTGTGGATGTTCTGATCCACCGAAAGACATAACCGTCTTGCGGCTGTGGATCAGGTAGAACCTGGGGTGGCTCCCATGCTTTCGCTCTCTCGGAAGACTCACGGGTTTCTGTGTTTCTTGGTTTGCGCTCAGTTGCCTTAGTTTCAGCCATTGGTCATCTCCTTCACAACTTGTGCTGCATACTGTTGTGGCGTAACTCCCAGTTTCTTGGCGAGGGAAATCTGGGATGCAGTCAACTCCACTCTGCGCGTTGCTGCACCACCCCTTTTAGCTGGTGCGACAACGGAGGTTCTTCGAGAAGATGGAGTATCACTGCCATGATTAGTCTTCTCGAAATATTTGGGAAATACTTCCCTTAAAGATTTGTCAATCGTTTCATAATAAGATGGGTCGGTCCTCGGATCGACACCGTTACCCAGTAACTTCTGGTGCAATCCAACAGCATATCCACTTACTTCTTCGTAACCGGGCTGCTGAAACCAGGGATTCTGCTTAACCCACTGAACCGCCCGTGCATCTGGAGGCGGCGCGGGCGCGTATTGTTGAGGCTGCTGCGGAACCTGCTGAGGAACTTCATCGGGTAGCGGGGCAGCGTATATATATTGCTGCTTCTCTGCATGTAACCGCGACAGATTTGACTGTGCATCCACAATCGCGTCCGCGTCACCAGTCTCATATGCCTCGCGATATCTTTGCTTGGCTGTATCAATTTCAGCATCTGTCTTCGCAGAAACCTGATCATAAAGAAGTTTTCTTTGATCCGATAACTGCTGCCTTAAATTTTCATTATCCCCTTGAACCGACTGGGCATATTTAACCGCCTCGGCATTTTCACGAACGGTTTTTTCCTTTGCCCTGCGTTCCTCATTCCATTCATAGCGTAATTTATCTATACGCTTCTGAATGCGCGGTGAGAGGTCTGGAATTTCTTCTTCGTCCTTGGTGGCACCCGCATCCCTCTTTGGGCGACCAGCATCTTCGGATGGTGTGTCATCAACAACAACAACCTCAAGATCGTCTTCGGCTGCTTCCTGAACGGCTACCGCCTGTCCCAATTCTTCACCCAAATCTTCTCTTTCCTCTATTATCATACCCTTACCCACCCTTTCGGCTCGGTAGTGCTGGCGCGGATGGCATCGTCATGTATGAGACTAAACGCTTGGAGATGCCCATCTTTTTGATAAGTGTGACGCTCACCTGAGTAGCGCTTTATCACTATCCAATCCCCCTTCTTGACATAAGCACCAGAGGGAAATTTGATTTTATCTTGATAGGCATCGGGGCCAAAATCCAAAACCAACGCAGTCTCGCTGGCGGCTTGCTCCCTGTCTCTTACGGTATCTGGCATATAAACACCACCATCCGTCTTTTCCCTTGATTCGGGTATGGCAACTAAAACTTGATACCCAAGAGGCCGAATAGGAAGTCGAGATGACTCCCTATACTCATCGAGATCAACAACAGATTCTTTAACCACTATCTTCTCCTGCACGTTTTTTAACTGAAAGTCGGGGATTTAACGGTTCCCCTGCACGCGATTAAGATATCGCGGATACCTGCATGTTCATGTGTTTCACATGAAACAAGATTTAGTCTTCTTCGTTTTCCATTCTGGCTTTGGCTTCGAGCAAATCCAGAAGCTCCCGCTCCGCAAGCGCCAAACCCTCTATGACGCCAACCATTTTTCTGTATTCCTCAAAACTGTGCGCGCCACCACCCGAAACGACATCCGCCATCTCATTCATCTGGTTCCGCAGCGCGCGGCGGTAAACAGCAACTAAGGATTCTTCAGCCAATGTTTATTTCCCCTTCTGTTCAGAAAAGTCTCCTTCACCCCATTCCACGAGAGA